TGGAATGTGTTGTTGGTTTGACGTTCCAAAACGAGGTGTAAATCCTACATTTTGAAAATTAAAATCTGCTGCTCCAGGATTTGTGTTACTGGCATTAGCATTAAGTATAGGAGTATCATTTAAAAATATATCTTTGAGTGCTGCGTTGTTATAAGCTGTAGATCCTTTTGTAAGTCTTGCTTTTGATGGCGTAGCAAAACCTTCTATTTCACCTTCAGACAATAAATCTTGTATCGTAGCAAACTGCCTACTGTTTAAAGTATCAGGTGCTCTTGTTGGTTGTGGAGGAGGTGGAGGAGGGCCACCACCAGAACCTCTAATAATTTTATCTGTCATGCCGTCACCTGATTAGTGTCAATTCCTGCTGAGATTACCACCGATCCGCACACAATTTCTCCAAAACAAATTGGGTGGCTAGTTCCTGCACGGCTAGTATTTTGCACCCCAGAAAAACTAAATGATATGCGTGGATCTTCTTCATTTGAAAAATCGGGTATATCAGGTACAGGAAATAACATATCTGATACTCCACTTAAAACTAAGGCAGAACCTACTCCAAATGCAGCTTTAGTAAAACCACTCGCTGCTGCAAGAGATTTTCCAAAACCTCCTGTAAAAGTTAAACCACCAAACGCAAAAGCACCTCCAATTAATGCAGCACCTAATAATATTTTTCCAAAATTTCCACCAGCACCACTAATTACAGGAACGATATTTATATCCGATTGACCGATAGGATTATGTAACTCAGTCTCATCAATATCATAATCATCAACAAGAATCTTATAATGCCTATTTGCCATGTGTGCTTCTAACTTTGGAAAGTTGCTGACAAGAAAACGTATTGCATCAGCAGTAGAATTTATTACAGCATCTAATTCTTTATGACCTACAAAGTCAGCTAGTTCTCCATAAAGTTTAACTTTTCTGAGCATAGCGATACCTCTTACCAGTACATTTTAACAACCATTCAGAGTACGGCTCTCTACAAGATAGTCTATCTGCTAAATGATGTAAAACCATATCTCCAAGAAAAATAGCTACATGATTTAAAGTTGGGTGCATTATTGACATTAATAATACATCTCCTTTTTCACATGATTCGTCTGGTCTAAGTTCTCTAAAACCTGTTCGCCAGGCATAATCTTCAAACAAAGGATTCTCTAAAAATTCTTGTGGTGTCATCGTTCTTGCATAATCTTTTAAAATAATTCCTTTTTCTTTTTTATACCAATCAACTACCAAACTCCAACAATCAGTAACACCCCAAACCCACGGACGACCCAATAAATCTGGAACGTAACCTTCTGGCTGACATCCACCCCATTCTTCTGTTTTAGGATTAACAATATGCCACGGCAATTTACTATGCTCACA